TTGCAATGGTGTCAGTTAATATATTAGAAGGTTTAAGATTTTATGTATCATTTGCTTGTTCGTTTGCATTTGGTGAATTAAAGAAACTAGAAGGTTCAGCAAAGATTATTTCTTTTATTGCAAGAGATGAAAGTCAACATCTTGCAATGTCGCAAAGAATAATTAATAACTGGAAAGATTATGAAAATGATAAAGACTTCTTAAAGATAATTAAAGAAACAGAAAAAGAAGTTTATCAAATGTATGATGAGGCTGTACAGGAAGAGAAACGTTGGGCAACTTATCTATTCAGTAAAGGTTCTATGATCGGTTTATCAGAAAAACTTTTACATCAATTTGTTGAATATATGGCAAATAGAAGAATGAAGGCAATACAATTAACTCCTGCATACGACCAGAAAACAAATCCATTGCCTTGGGTTGAACATTGGTTAAATAGTAGAAGTACACAAAACGCACCACAAGAAACAGAAATAGAAAGTTATGTAATTGGTGGTATTAAACAAGACGTTAAGAAGGATCAATTTAAAAAATTTAAACTATAATGGAAAAAGCAAAAAAACATTGTTCTAATTGCGAAACTAAATATACTATAGAATGGGATATTGAAGAACAAGATTTAGAACCTTTAACTTGTCCATTTTGTGGACACGAAGTCAGTATAGATGACGTTGAGGAAGTAGAACAAAGATATGAAACAAACGAGGAAGACGATAGTTGGAATTGATTATAGTTTAACTAGTCCTGCCGTTTGTATTAATTGTGATGATGAATATATGTTTTATTATTTGACAAGTAAGAAAAAATACATTGGTCAGATGGCTAAAAATATTATAGGGTTTGAACATAAAGAATACAAAACACCAATAGAAAGATTTAGTCAAATATCTACTTGGGCAATCAATCAATTTAATAGATTAAGTTACGATTTAAAAAACTTAAAAGTTTTTATAGAAGGTTATTCTTTTGGTTCTAAAGGACAAGCAGTATTTCAAATAGCAGAAAACTGTGGCATACTTAAATACAGATTACAAGAATTAAAAATACAATACGATACAGTTGTACCTAGTGTTGTTAAAAAAGGTGCAACAGGTAAAGGTAATGCAGATAAAGATATGATGTATGAATCCTTTTTAAAAGAAACAAAGATTGACTTGAAGAAAATATTTGATACTGATAAGGTAGGCAATCCTGTATCAGATATAGTTGATAGTTATTATATACAGAAAATTGGATATGAAAATAGCAGTAGTAACATCATTAAATAAAAAACTATACGAGTATTATGCTCATAGATTTTATTCCACGTATAACTGGCCGTTTGATTGTTATATTTACCACGAGGGTTGGATACCAGAGATTGACCCTATGCGACCAATCATACATAGAGATATATACGAAACAAATCCAGAATTAAAATCATTTATACAAAGAAACTCAAACAGAAATATAACGAGTTTAGACCCTAATGATCCTAGTCGTATTGTAGATGACAGTAGAGGTTATAGATTAGACGCTATAAGATTTAGTTATAAGGTATTTGCTAAAACACACTTAATGCTAAATTGTGATTATGATTATGTTTTTTGGATTGACGCAGATGTTATATTTCAAAAGACAATTACAGAAAAAGAAATAATTGATAAGATTTTACCTTCAAATTATTGTATATCTTTTATGGACAGGCCTACCTATTATAGTGAATGTGGTTTTGTTGGTTATAATCTTACAAAACCTGCTACAAAAAAATTTATATATAAATTAAGAGAACACTATACTAAAGATTTATTGTTCCAAGAAAAAGAATGGCACGATAGTTATGTTTGGGATTGTGTTAGAAAAAAATGGTTGTTTGATGAACCACAATTTAATTTAGCATCAGTTGGACAACTCGAAGTTGGTAATCCTTGGACAAATACTAAATTAAAAGATTATGTTCACCACTTAAAAGGTAAAAAAAGAAAAGACGCAGGAAGGATGTACGTATGAAAGCAGGTAAAATATGGGGAAAGACTGAACTTATACACGCAAACGGAGTTTTAGAATTTCACAGAATAGAATATAAAAAGAATGTTGCTTGTTCTAAACATAGACACAAATACAAATGGAATGGATTTTTTGTAGAGTCTGGTAAAATGATGGTTAGAGTATGGCAACAAGGCAAACAAGAAGGATTAATAGACGAAACAATTTTAAATGCAGGTGATTTTACTAGAGTTAAACCTGGATTGTTCCACGAGTTTATTGGACTTGAAGACGGTGTGGCATTTGAATTGTATTGGGCAGAATTTGACCACAATGATATTGAAAGAGAAAGTCAAGGTCGTCCTGTAAATGAGGATGTTTCGTTTAAAGGAAATACAGCACACGTAACTGAACAATTTTTAATTGAAGGTATTTAATGAACGGACTAGAGTTTTTATATCACATACTATTTGTAGAAAAAGATATAGCTCTGTGGGGTATAATTACTATGGGTATAATATTTGCCCTCATAAGTATCATTATGGATTACGGATTTGAAGGAGATGAAAATATAAAATGATTAGAGTTTTTATTGGATATGATGACAATGAGAAAGTGGCGTTTAGTGTATTAAGTCATAGTTTACTTAAACACTCTACACAACCTATTGCTATAACACCTATTAGATTACAAAATATTAAAGATGTATTTGTAAGAGAAAGACTACCAATACAATCTACAGACTTTGCGTTTAGTAGATTTCTTGTTCCTTATCTTTGTAACTATTCAGGTCACGCTATCTTTATGGATTGTGATATGTTATCACGTGCTGATATATCTTTATTATGGCGACAAAGAACTACCAAGTATGCTGTTCAATGTGTACAACACGATTACACACCTAATAGTACAGTTAAGTTTATGAATCAACCTCAATCAGTTTATCCTAAAAAGAACTGGTCAAGTATGATGATCTTTAACAATGCGAAGTGTACAGCATTGACACCAGATTACGTTAATAGTGCTAGTGGTTTAGAACTTCATCAATTTAAATGGTTAGAAAGTGAAGACTTAATAGGTAAGTTAGATGAAGAATGGAATTGGTTAGTTGGTGAATACGAACATAGTCCTCACGCTAAATTAGTACACTATACTGAAGGTGGACCATATTTTTCTAATTACAAAAAATGTGATTATGCAAATGAATGGTTTGAAACATTTGAAGAAACAACTAAAATCAATATGTAATGAATACAATTGACGTTTATAGTAGAACAACACAAAACTCTGGTTATAAAAGTGAACTTATGAAAGCCTTTTATGATGGTGTTAATAAAAATAATAATCCTAATTGGGCTGCTAAATTAATTGACAATTATAATCTTTCAGATGGTACACACGCATTTTGTTTTAACTATCAAAGAGATGTAGTAAGAGATAGAGCAGGTTTGCATTTAAGAAGAAAAGTTATAGACAAATATCTACCGTCTGGTAAAATATTTTTTTTTGATAGTAACGTTTTAATAGCATATGAAAAAGAAAAATATCATCCTACTAATTCATATGTAAGAATTGCTTATAGTAATGTATATCCAGATAAAGCAAAATACTTTAATAATAATCCGAAACCTGATAGATGGAATATTATGAAAGAAAAACTTAATATTAATTTAAAAGATTATGATAAATCAGGCGATCAAATATATATTTGTTGTAATAGAGGTAGTGGAGGTTATTCTGCTTTTGGGCAAAACGCTGCTCAATGGGCAATTGAAACAACATCTTTATTAAGACAATATACAAAAAGACCAATAGTAATAAGATTACATAGTAGTAAAGATTATCCTACACAAGCAGATGATGTAAAAAAACTATATGATTTTAAATCTGGTAAAAAAGATATTGATGTACACTCTCCTGGTAACAACTATCCTAATTTATTAGACGAAATAAAAAAAAGTTATGCTGTAATAACTTTTACTTCTTCATCTGGTGCTTCTGCTATAGTTGAGGGTAAACCTTTATTTGTAACTCATCAATCTGGTTATCTATATAGTATGAATGCTGGACATTTAAGTCAAATAGAAAATCCTAATTTAGATTTAGATAGAGAAAAGTTTTTATGGGGATTAGGTGAATGTCATTGGACTTTACAAGACGTAGAAAACGGTTTGTATTTTAAAAAATTTTTGGAGAACAATAATGACCATTAGATGTGTTGATTGGGAAACAGAAAAGGCAAATGAAAGAGAGTCTATGGGTAGTAATAGAAGTGATCCTTATATTTTAGCATTAAGTCAAGGTTTAGGTGAATGTGAATATGTTAGAGGTGAAAAATTAGATTTAGAAAACGATAAATCACCTTGTGTTTTTAGAGGTTTAGGTAAATCACCTGAAATACATAAATGTATAGAAAAAGGTATAGACTTTTATTATGTTGATACAGGTTATTTCGGAAATCCTACGACAAAGAAATGGCATAGAATTTCTAAAAATAATTTACAAACAATAGATCATAAATCTTTAGATCGGGTTTATGATATATTAACTACTGATAAAACAATAATACACCCTAAAGAATTTAGAGGTTATATTATGGAAAGATTTAAACAAGTTTTAGGTGACTTTGATACTTTCAAAATTGCAAGAAGAAAGAAATCAGATAAAATATTATTTGTACCACCTAGTCAAAAAGTATTTAATCATTTTGGTGCCAATGCTGATGAATGGATTGAAAGTAAAATGAAAGAATTTAAAAAATATACAAATAAAGAAATTGTATTAAGACCTAAAGTAAGCAGATCACAAAGAGTAAGTTATTCAGTACAAAAACAACTTGTTGATGAAAACTTTGATTCGTTAATTACTTTTAATAGTATTGCCTCAATAGAAGCTATAATACAAGGATTTCCTGCAACTGTATTAGGTCCAAATGCTGGTTCTTATTTAAGTAATACAGATATTACAATGATAGATGAACCTAGATGGCCTGAATTATCAGATATTAAAGATCATTTATTTTATCTATCATTATGTCAATTTACAAGTGAAGAAATGTTAAATGGATTTGCTTGGAGAATAATTAGAAATTTACAAAAAGATTTAAAACCATTGGAGTTTAAACTATGAAACTAATAAAAGATTGGTGGTTACCAGATAGTGATACACACTTTGAACATTATATTAAAGACGGTGGTTATCAGACAATACATAGAGATACAATATTAAAACATATCAGACAATATAAACCTGTTACAGCAAGTTGTATAGACGTTGGTTCACACGTAGGGTTTTGGTCTAAAGACTTTACACAATATTTTAAACACGTCTATGCTTTTGAACCTATACCAGATGTAAGAGAATGTTATGTTAAGAATATAACAAAAGACAATTACACATTATACCCTTATGGTGTTGGTAGTGAAGAAAAAACAATTAAAGTATTATATGATCCAAAAGAAACAGGTAATACACACGCTAGCAAACAAGGTAATTTAGAAATACAAATAAAAAGATTAGATAGTTTTGATATGTTACCTATTGACTATATTAAAATAGACGCTGAAGGATATGAAATAGAAGTTGTTAAAGGTGCAGAAAAAATTATTGAAAGAGATAAACCTTTTATTCACGTTGAAGCAAAAGGTAAAGTAATGGTCAGACAAAACATTACTAAAGATGACATTGAAAACTATTTTAAAAGTATAAATTATAAACAAGTCTTATCTGTTAAATCAGAATTACTGTATGCACCTATATGATAATCACACACAAACTTGCTAAAAAAGATTGTTTATCACATCAAATCTTTCCTGCTATTGAAAAAGGTTGGAAAGATGAAGATAAACCTATACACTTTTTTTGGGGTTTAGGTGGTAATAATGTAAATGAAATAAAACAAGTAAGAGAAAGAAAAGAAGAATTTTGGTTTATAGATACAGGTTACCTCACACAACAAATTACTAGATATCCTAGTCCTATCATACACGACATTGATAAAACTTACTTTAGAATTTGTAAAGGTAGTTTTCACACTAACATTGGTAAAGTAGGTAATGGACAAAGATTAGAAATTTTAAGGTCAAAAGGTATAGACGCTGAATTTAAAGGTTGGTATACAGGAGATACTAAACATATATTATTGTGTCCATCATCACAAACAGTTACTTATCACATTAATGGTATATCACAAGACGAATGGGTAAAAACAGCAATACAAGAGATTAAAAAATATACAGATAGAAAGATAGTCTTTAGAAATAAACCAAGACCTAACAATGAATGGTGGGGAACAGATATAAAGAAAGACTTAAAGAATTGCCACGCATTGGTAACTAATATGAGTTTATCAGCCTTTGACGCATTATTAAATTATGTACCTGTGTTTGCAGAAGGAAATAGTGTAATGGGTCCTGTAACAAGTAGAGATATAAGTAAGATAGAAAAACCATTAAGACCTGGTAGAAAGACTATGGAAGAATGGTTAAAGTTTGTTACAGAAAATCAGTTTACTATAAAAGAAATGGAAAACGGTACAGCATACAAAATATTAAAAGAACAAAATGAATAATAATATAAAAATTTACATACCTACTTTTAAAAGACACGATAAACAAATATTTTTTGAAAGTTTACCAGATTTTTTAAAAGAAAAAGTAACATTTGTTGTACAAAAACAAGAAGAACATTTATTTAAAGACAAAAATATTTTAGTAGTAGATAATGATATAGGTATTGCAAAAACGAGAGAGATAATTTATCGTACAGCAGGAAAACAAAGATACCTAGTTGTAGATGATGATGTTACATTATATAGAAGAAACGCAAAGTATTTTGGTAAAGAGTCAAATATGAATGTTGCTAAAAGACCTTTGATTAATTCAGATTGGGAAGAATTATTTAATAGATTAGATAAGTGTCATAATGAAAACAGAATATTGTGTGGATTTAAAGCAGGTGGTATTTTGCCTAGACCAAAACCAATATTTTATAACGGAGGTATTTTTGCAGTTTTTTCAATAGACGGAAAACAGTTAACTAAAATAATAGATAATATAGATTTTGATTATGTACCTATACAAGAAGACGTAAATTTTAATTTACATTTATTAACAAATGGTTATTCAAATGCAATTATGGAAGAATTTTGTTATATACAAAAATTTAATTCAGATGGTGGGTGTTCTG